ATTCAGGAGTAAGATGGAGCGCTAATAGAACTTGTATTGAGTGTTCGGTTGGACACGCAAGAAAGCTATACCGCAAGCCAGAAAATGAAATACCGAGAGAAGATAGATACTTCCTTAAAACGTATGGAATAAGTAGGTCTAAAGTTGAAGCAATGCTTAAAAGCCAAAACAGTAAATGTAGAGTATGTTACATTGAATTAGTTCTTGGTGGCAGAACAAAAAACTCAGCATGTGTAGATCACGATCATACTACTGGGAAAGTTCGAGGTATATTGTGTAATCATTGTAATAGAGGTCTTGGTATGTTTTTTGATAATCAGCTATTACTCTATAAAGCAATAGAATATTTAAAGGAACATGAATGATAACTATCAAACTTCCGCCGATTGGCTTCGATATAGAAGACATTGGCTACGGTCTAACAAACCAAACCATGAGGGCTATTACGCCTGTGGTATTTGTGGTCGCTGGGTTTCGGCAGAAGAAGTCACTCTCGATCACATCGAACCACGTAATGCTGAGAACATGTTTCTCGATAGTAATATTCAACCTGCCCATGGATATTGTAACTATATTAAGGGAAGTCAGAGATGGCAACCCAAAGTAAGCAAAGAAGCATACGACTTTCTATCGTTTTTAAGTAACTTATAAGCAAACCTTTGGTTTGTGGGTATGGCCTATCAGCCAAGGAGTACAATGAATAATAAAGGACAACCAAACAAGAATCGTAACACACCTCACACAATAGCTATACGCTATGAGATGATCGCTGAGGGTGAACGAGACAGTGCATTCCTGCACAATGAAAAAGGCACAAATAGTTGGCCTCTGGTAAAGAGGACCTCAGAAGAGATAGCCGATGCCTTACGTAAATTCCACAGCCGTTTTACAAAAGCGGTGGAGTAGAATGTTTATTCTACAACAGATTTAGTAAAAAAGCTATTGACTTTTAGGACAACGTTTGGTATAATAGAATGAAAGGGCAAATATATGAGTAAGATTGGACAAGCTGTAATAGACCTCCTCGAAACGGGTCTAGCTATGGAAGACATTACAAACGAGAACCTAGAACTGGTTACAACCTCATTAGGTTAGCAATAAGACCAGTGTTCGGATACCCTAATATCAATTAACAAAAGGACTTTTATTAGTACAACTGTTAAAAGGTTTCTGATTGTAGCTGCCTTAGCTATGACCATAATCCTTGGGATTGCTACTGTTCAAGCCAGAACTGCTCACGCAGCGGCACAAGCGCAATTAAGCGCCGAACAGCAAGAGATCACTAAAACCAAAACTCAGCTGGATTCTACTGTATTAGAAAAACAGCAGCTTGAAGCACAGCTAAAAGCAGAAGCTGAGAAGTCACAATCACTTGAAAAGGAAAACGCTGATTTAAAAGCGAAGAAGCAAGCTAGATTAGAGGCTACCAAATTAGCAACTAGAAACGCTCAAATACGAGTAGTTGCCGTTAATGGTAGTTGTTCTGACTGGCTTGCGAGTGCAGGTGTGACAGATATCGCTAACGCTATGGAGTTAATCCGTAGGGAAAGTGGATGTAACCCAAATGCCGTAAACCCTTCGTCGGGTGCATGTGGTGTTGCACAAGAGTTGCCATGTGGTAAATCTGGATGTAGTTTAGGCGATGGCGCCTGCCAGGTTGCATGGATGAAACGTTACGTGGAAGCACGTTATGGTTCTTGGGCTGGAGCAATAGCTCACCACAATTTGAAAAACTGGTACTAAGTACCGACAGGAGAGGCTGTAACTTTAGGATGGGCCTCCGTGTAGACTAGCTGGTTGAGGTCTGCCGTATTTAATCACCGACAGATTATACCCCCTATTACCCCTTCGGGGGACTTGGGTGAGCCAGGTTAGAGCGTGCAGACCTCTCTTTAGTTAGGACGGCGTTACGTGGGTTCAATTCCCACCTCATCCACCACACAGATACATAGTAGCATTGCATATACCCCTGTTACCTTGGTCGGCTAGACCTCATACACTGTGTATCTCTGTGGCCTTACAATAATCGCAGAAAAGCCTGTAAAAAACGTCCGGGATAGGCTGTCTAGCCGGTAGCTGTTTTATTGTAGGGTCATTTATGACAGGCATTGTTACGTTTATAAACCTGACCTCGCACCCTAGTAACAATGGAGTGCTTGTGGTTATCTATTGGGCGGCGGCCCATTGGAGTCCTGAAACGGATTTCCTCTATCGGCCCGTAGTTTTTAGGCTACCCTGCGGATAGGTAAGATTCACGGACAGTACAGATAAAAGCTGTCTACTCTTTGCCCCCTGAGTATAATCGGGGGCGTTAATGTCTATGCACCTGCTGGCAACAGCAACTGGCCTTGCCAATGGATGTATGGACAAATTGAAAATCGGAGAAAAATTAAATGGACGAAGACGAGATCGAACTACTCAACATGTCGTTTGAAGAGATGAATCGAATCGCTAATGGAGAACCAGATGAAGAACCAAGCGAAGATACTTCTCTATGACCTTGAGGTGTCGAGAGACATTGTAGAAGGTTATGGAAACAAGTGGGAATTTAAGGTAGTCAAAACAATCAGGCATCAAGAACTTATGTGTTTTGCATACAAGTGGCTTGGTCAACGCAAGGTACATTACGTATCACGACATGACTTCAAAACTTATGGCGAGTTCGTAGAGGCACTATGGCACATCCTCGATGAGGCTGATATAGCTATAGCACACAATGCAAATAAATTCGACAATAAAATGGCGAATAGGTACTTTATACAGTCTGGCTTTGGACCAGTATCAACGTATAAAAGTATAGATACACTACAGGTAGCACGAAGTACCTTCAAGTTTCAAAGCAATAGTCTACAAGACCTCTGTGAATATCTTGGACTTGGCAGCAAGCGTAAAATTACGTATGCAGACCTAGAAGAAGATTTCATGAGCGAGAAACCAAATCCTAAGACTGAGAGACTTATGAGAGAGTATAACATACAAGATGTTGTACTGTTAGAGAAACTTTACATGACACTAAGACCTTACATAAAGAATCACCCTAATATGGGGGATATCTTGCAGGGTATTGGTTTGTGTCCTAAGTGTGGTAGTCCAGACCTCCGTGTATACGGTACGGCTCCAAGGGCAAACGGCAGAGTGCAAACCTATATATGTAATGTATGTGGCGGACGGTCTAATGATGCAACAATCAAGGGTCGTGGCAGGGTAGTAAATGCATAGGGATAAACTATTTGTATACGGTATCTTCTTAGATGCTGGAAATAGGGCAGCCTATGGAATGACAAACCCACAGTATGAAACCGTTAAAGGTTACATGACAATAGGTGGGCGAATTGTGCAAGCAGTTCAAGTAAGCGATGAACGTGCATCCCTGACGGGATTACTTGTTGACGTTGACCCTGAGTATTGGGGCATACTTGACCAGCTTGAGACAGGATACGATAGAATAACAGTAACAACTACCGGTGGGGTAGAGGCGTATATGTACGCAGGATAGACTATGATAGACTTTGAGAAAACCCCAGAACAACCAGCCCTTATCACTGAGCGTGAAGTGCTAGAGGGACTGAGCAGACTAGACCTAAGACGTGTCAAAGTAGATGCCCTCAAGGGTATTAGTGAAAGAGAGCGTATTGTACACCTGGTAAACGATATCCTAGATAATGGATACGCAGATGAGGCAAGTAGTTGGGGTGCATACGACGCAAACGATGGTACATTGGGTTCACCCGAGCACCCAGAAGATAGCATTTGGCCCACACTAGAATAAGGAGAAGTTAATGATAGAGTACCAGTTTCCAGATAGACTACTAGAAGCAGACTACATACGACACCTACCTGCCACAGAGATATACAAGTATCGAGATGAGGTGAGAGAGCGTCTTAACAGCCTGCTTAGAGTAGCCGAAGATGCAGCTCAGGGTATGCAAGAGCACTGCTGCGAGATATGTGTCGAGTATGGGTATGGTTATAAAGACCTACCTGACGATTGGGCATACATAGACGACATTACATTGCCTATGGGTCTCGTACTGTTGTGTGATGGTTGCCTTGGTAACTGGTACGTGCGGTTTGGGAGTTTACCGCCACTATGTCGAACGATAGAACTTTAGTAACATGGAAACCTGGTAAGCCTGGATTGGTCAATAGAGACGCAGTATCTGCCTTTTTTGATCTCTACGGTGTACCGGTATGCATGTGCTGTAAAGTTATCACATTTGACTGTCTGTTTAGGTATAGAGCTGATGCATGGAGAGTATACTGTATAAATTGCGGACTAACAATAGATGCAGTAGGAATATGTTTACATAATGAGGAGATAGAGAATGATAGAATCAATTATTATTTGCAAGCACGGGAACCTAGGGTACTCAGCGTCCCTAAGGTTCAAGAACAAGGCCTTAAACGCAGAGATTTCTTCCAACAGCAAGGAAGGTATCTACAAGACGATTGACTACCTAGTGCGAAAGGCAAAGAAAAATGTCTAAGTTTGTAACTAAAGATTCAGGCAAACGACAAAAGTTCGAGTCCGGTATGGTACGAGACACGCAGGATGGTAAGCCGAGGTACGACCTAATACCAGTTGGTCCTCTCAGGAGACTAGCAGAACTATACATGCGTGGTGCTGCCAAATATGACGACAACAACTGGATGAAGGGGCAACCCTACTCCAGGACTTATGCATCCTTATTCAGGCACATGATTGCATGGCGCGAGGGTGATAAATCAGAAGATCACTTGGCTGCTGTAGCGTGGAACGCATTCACACTAATGCACTACGAAGATAACAAGCCAGAGCTAGATGACATTATAGACATCAAAAAATCATAACAAAACAAGGGATATAAAAATGAATTCAAACCAGATTATCAACGACGAAATGACACTAGAAGAGAAACTTGCCGCAATTGATGCCGCTATGAAAACTGGAGCTAAGGAATTCAACGTTAAGAATGGTCGCCCAACAGATGCACCAGTAGACCCATCAGATCTGCTAATGTGTGAAGGTTGCCAGTAGTTTACATAAAGTAAAGGGTTACATGAAAGTAAAGTTAGATTTTAATGACGGAACCAGTATTTGTCCACCTAAGCCATCAAAACGCAATGTAGCGAATTTCATCAGGGGCGCTGTTGAGAGAAACGTTGTTTTTGAAGGCTCTGGTATGGTCACATACGGAAAAGGCTATTACAATGAGTTCGTCTTCAATTCCCGCAAGGATTTAGAAGATAAACTCTGGCCTTGCATGGAAGAAGATTTAGTAGGAGAGTTCTCATGAGTTTAAAGACAGAAGCAAAAGTTAAGCGTCGCAAACAACGACAAATCAAGAAAGCCTTGCATAAGAGTTTAGCCGTACGAAAGCTAGCATTTCTATGGAAGGAGTTTCTTGGTATAGAAGATGTGCCGAAGATATACTATCCTGAGCATGACCCTACTGTGAGTAATCATAAGCGAGTCATTGGTCAGAGGATTATGTCTGGCAGAATTAAGCCGGTTGCTCAAGATGCCAGTAGCTAGGCAATTAGATAAGGCTGGCAACGAGCTTTACTATGGAGATGTATGCGTAAGAGCATTACATGGTGTAATAGAATACGTTGTGTATAAGAAGGAGGTGTATGGTGCAACAGGAAGCAAAGGTGAGTACGGCAGGTTCGTTACGAAGGATGGTGAGACAAGCATTAAGTTTAGGAATATCTTACTTGCTTTTGACCCGTTATCTTCGCGTCGCCCGAAAGCAGGAGAAGTTATTAGAAAGTATTATGAGGAGAAGTAATGGTAGAGTATAACGAAGTAGAGGAAGTGAAGGCTTTCCGAGTACAAGCAGATGCATTGATGGTACGAGCTAAAGAACTGGCAGAACGTTTTGGTGCAAGCCGAGCGTATAGCCTTATGTTCACACATGCTGAACTAGCAAAGATGTACGGCGGCAAACGACTAGAAGAAATAGGAACTGAGTTTCCTGCAGAATTAGCAGATAGGAGTAAGTAATGGTATTTATTAGTAAAGAAGCACTACGTAAAAAAGTAGAGGATGCACGCAAGCAGGGAAGTGTTACGCAGAAAGCATCCAACCGTGCGCTGCAATCAGAGAACACTATCTTGCAGGAGAAGTTAGCTAATGCAGAAGCAGAGGTTACGGCATTCAAGGAAACCCGTACAGACATGCGTAATATCCGCAAGACTCAACTGGGGCTAGAGATCAAGCAGGATGACCTAGAAATCAAAGAGAAGCTGCTAAATGCTAAGATTAAGCGTCTTGATACACAGCTAGAAGAAGCTGAGAAAGAGAAGGAAGCTAAGTACCAGAGTGGTTACGCCGATGGTGTTGCCGATGGACTACGTAAGGTTACTGAGATGACCGAACAAGACCGTAACAACATGACTAAGATCGCTATGGTGTCCGCAGCTCGTGGCTCTAGCGCATCAGACGTACAAGGAGTAACCGATGTCCTACAGCTTACCGAAAGCAACCAAGACCCAAAAGCTAAGTAGTCTTGGTGGAGACCTACGCAAGTATGCGGAAGAATTAATTGCTAAGAAGTTTGACATCCCGGAGGTGATGGAGCGCCCAGCTTCCTCTCCCTCCACGGATACGATCGAAGCAAGAGATTATAGACGAACTGACACGGTTAGACCACCAAGCTATGCGGATGAACGATATGCTGGCTATAAGCGGGACGTTGCTCAAGGATTTAGACGTGAAACCTGGAGCGATTATACAGTTACCTTCGACTGTACGGCTGAATCCCATATCATATCGGCCATCAGAGAGATGGACTACCATGGGATACGGTCGCAAAATAGACGAATTATGGTCGGTAAAGCTGGGTTTGCAGGCCTAAGGCGTATAAGAGACTTGATAGTATATGACGTTCAAAGGTCAAGGCCAGACATGATAGCAATAGAGATTGGTAATATCTTTGGCGTACCTATATACTATGACTACCACATGGATAAAGACGCCTACCCCTCTGGGAGACTAGAAGGCCAGATGTAAGAGATAAAAGTAAAACCCCCATCGTAATGATGAGGGTTTCTTTTTTATGTCTTAACTAAAGACCAGTTTTAACTGCTTCGCCAATTTTCTTGCCACCGTATCCTGCGATAGTAACGAGACCGCTACCACTCAGGCCGAGAGCAACGCCATCAGCAATACCAGCAACACCGCCAGTGAGGTATCCGATACCTGCACCAAGGGCTGCTGAAAGTACAATCAAACCTACGCTTGACCATTTCTTCTCATTAACGAGTTGGAATAGTTTAACAAGTGCAGGAATGGCTAGTGTATATAGTACTTCCATTATTTCCTACTTTCTAAGTATTTCTTAATAAGCTCTACTAGTTTTTTGAATAGGGCCTTGATTGTGTTTGTTATTGTTGTTGGTTTTTCTGGCTCTACAGGTATACTTGGGTCAGTAGGAATTGTAGGCTCAGTTGGAATCTCTGGTACTTCTGGTACCTCGGGCACTACTGGTGGTTGTTCTGGTTCTGGTTTTGGACCATACTTATCAACAATAGCGGCTGTAACATCTTGCCCGTTAAGGATAATGTTACCACCGCCGTACTGCCTGTAACCATTGTATGCATTCTGCTCAATAGAGTAAGCCGCACGTTGTACGCCATCAATGAACAACCTGTATAAGTTGTCTGGTTGTGGAGTAGGTGGAGGCGTAGGAATGTTATCAGTAACAGTCCCCCAGTCACCTGAACCGTTCTTGGTTTTAGCAAGAGCTTCTAGGCGAGCTAGGTCGTAGTTACCAGGACATGCAGTTGCTACAAACTGACGGTGAGGAACAAGTGGCTTGTATCCATATGCATCCCAGATTTGTGCAATAACTTCCGCAACTACATCGTAGTCTTCGTCACGACAGCGTGGGTCACACTCAATCGAGATAGTGTATGGGTTAGCAGAGTTAGTTGCCCAGCTTGCATCAGCAAAGTTAACAAGCTGCGCTACTCTACGACCAGTACCGGTAGCTACTAAGTGGGCACTGGCACCACGGTTAGGGTTACATAGTGTTGCAATCACTCCCTCGTAAGAAGGATTGGTATTTGGGTCACCCCACCAGTGTATTGCAATTGCATCAATAGTGCGAGGTCGTCCCCATACCTTAGGTGCATCTGCAGCAACTGTAAAGTTCGGACTGTTGTACTGTGTTTCATATTTATATGACATTTAGTTCTCCTTTGTAGCTTTAACTACTTGATATTCTTCTCTCATAGCTTCAAGCATAGCCCGTAGCTCTTGATTCTCCTGACGAGATAGTTTGAGTTGACCCTGAGTTTCCTCAAGAGCGCTCTCTAGTCTCTGTACAGTAAGTCTTGTGGCAGTAAGCTCTTCCTCAAGGGCGTTTACTACCCTAACCTTGCGGTCATCTTCTGCATCTTTTTGTTTGATTAACCTTTCGTATCCATCGAACATTTGTTCCATACGATCTTTAGGTTGTTTTTTACTTTTTGTTTTCTGAACTTTTTTGGCAGCAACATTAACAATGTAAGCTATCAGTATACCGCTAACGGCAGATATAAGGGAGAGTATCACTGGCTCATTCATTGTCTCGCTCCAATTTTGTTTGTTTGTATTTACCTATGGCAGGTGGCATGAACCAGATGTAAGCTCCCATCTGCAAGAGGGCGATGGCAACCCACAGGAGGGTTAGCATAAATGTACCTGGGGTGATAAGCACCCTTAATATCAGGGCAATCATCCATGCCGCCTTAATTGACACACCAAGGAATAAAGTCTTGCGAGCTAGATTCCAATTATTTGTGTGCAATGAGTAAAGTTTTAGTGCACCAAGAGCAGTGAATAGTATTCCCCAAAACTCAAAGCCAAATATACCATTAACGATAATGAGGTCGGATACAAACCTCGCTTGGTCTACGAGAAATAGGAAACTAAAGCCAAGGGCTATATTGAACCATGCCATAATAAGGACGGTCCAATAAGCCAATGGAGATACAACTTTTAGTCTAGGTCTTGCTTGTTGAATTTGCTTTTTTATACTAGTCATTTTGTGTATCTTCTATCTGTATGTCTTGGTTCTTTGCTGTCTTTTCCACGTTAATGTACTTAGATAGCATTTCTTTCTGCAGTTCCTCTGGGAGTGTATCGTGCTTTGCCCAATAACTCTTCATAGTTTCTGTTAACTTGTCATTGAACTCTGCAGCTTCACGCTTTGCGCCAGCAAGGTTGCCCTTGAGTAGCTCTGCCTTAACTGCTTCATATGCCTTAGTGCGTCCCTCAGCTTTTTGTACCGTTTGGAAGTAATCAATATACTGTTGGCGCTCCTGTGGATTACCGTTCACCGTAGCCGTTTGTTTTTCTGTAAGGGTAGGGAACCCGTCCTTTACCCATTGGCGACCCTCTGCCGTAGCATACTGTCCAAAGAGTCCGGCGGTTACCTTGTCTTCTTGAGTAGTGCCTTGACTAAAGCGTATATTACCTTGAGCATTCTTACTGACACCAGTAGATGTAGTCTGTAGCCCTTCGGTAGTTTTCTTTATCTGGGTACCAGCTGGGATAAGTTGAGACCAGTTGTCCTTAAAGAACTTCTCGAATCCTTCACCCATAGTAGACGTACCGTCATCGTTAGTGTCCTCACCTTGTAGGGCTTGGATGAGTCCGGTTTTTTGCCTACCATCACCAGCAAGTAATGTAACGAGTGGTGAGCGGTATATACCGTCTCCAGTGTTAACTTCTTGTCCAGTAACAGCTCCGTATATCGGTGCAATCTGGTCGTAGAATGGAATCCACTCTGTTTCTTTCATGCCAATTACAGGCTTGAGTGCCTCTGTCATTGCGGTAGCAGTAACAATAGCAGCAAGGATGTTTCCGGCCTTTTTAGGGTTAAGGCTATATGTACCGTCTTTGTTCTTAATAAGTCCATCTGGACCAACAAGTGTTCGCTTGAGGAATCCAGCCTGTTTACCACTAAAGGTTGCAAGCTGAGTTAGGCTTCGTACGCCCTGTCCGTTAAATGCTAGTGGCATATCTACACGACTAGTAATGAACTGGGTATCAATAGCTTTACGAATAGCAAAGTTTTCTGCAGCTTCACCTACCATGCCCTTAGATCGTGCCAGTGCCTTAGCACCCGCATAAGCTTGAGCACGTAGTGAAACGTCAGTCGATCGAATCATGAACATTAAGCCCTTGACAGATGCGTCTTTTGCTTTTGTAGCACGTCCACGTATACCAGACTTAGTAATAGCGTCAAAGTAATTCTGTGATACACCACCGTCCATGATACCTACACGCTGTAGTTCTTCACGTCCAGACTTAGTAAGTAACATACGAATACCGTCAACAGCACCTATGGTAGAGTAACGTGGTCCGATCTCAGCAATGGTGTTTACCATCTGAGTACCGTTCCTAATTGCTGTGCCTGGGTTAAGTCCCATTGTTGCTGCGGCTGATACCATACGCTGGGTGCCAAGTGCACCTGCATAGTGATTCTTTCCCACTAGGTTTGTAAGCCCAGTTTTCTCAAATACACTATCCATAAATACATTGTAGCTTTCACCAACTTTAGATGTATCAAAGCCCATGAGCTGGTCAATGTATCCTTCAATCCACTTACCTTCTGCCTCTTGCAAACGTACCTGTGTCTTTAGATCACCAAGTGGTTTAAGTGCAGGTTCTAGGATAGTCTTGCGGTTGTATCCTGATGCATATGTAGAAAGTACGTCCATAACATCTCGACTGTAGTCTTCACTACCAGTAAGACGAGACTTTAGATTTCCAAAGCTAATCTCCCCATTGTTCTTGCCCTTAAATAGGCGAAGTACATCTGGGTCTTGCTTATTAAAAATGTGCGGGAAGTAGTCTTGCATTGTAGCAAAGCCAAGCTTCTCAAGTCCAGCCTTCTTCTCATCGAGGAATGCTTTAATCTTGACAGCAGCTTCTGCATCTGGCATAGTAAGTGTCTTACGATTACCTTCAATGTAGTCAATTATTTGAGCCTGTGCATTAGGGTCTTTAGATATAGTCTTATTAATCATTGTAAGAGTTTCAGAGTCCACCTTATTTGCAAGGTTCAGTGCTGACTCAGCTTTAACAATGTTAGAGTGCAGGTCTAGGTCAGCGCCACGAAGTCCCATTCTTTCTAGGACTTGTGATGGTGACATCAGACGTAGTGCAGACGCTTTCACGCCATCAATGTGCTTGAATACGCTTGATACAACACTTTCGTCTGCCTTAGCAATTTCATCTATGTCCTCTGATACTGTAGCACGGAAAGCCTCTGGGGCAGTCTCGTTAGTATTGAAACTCTTAACTGGGTCGGGGGACGTAGCAACCTCTGAGACAACGTTCTTTGGGTCATCAAAGCGTTCAGCCTCAGCAAGTTTCTTTTGCAGCACTTCACGTTGTGCCTGACGTTCAGCCAAGTCAATACTCTTAAAGCGGTCTGGGTTTTTCTCGATGATAGAATTAACATCATTAAGGAACTGAGACTCATGTATTTTAAGATCATCTAGTTTAGTTGCGAATGCAGCTACTTCATCAGCATCTTGTGCTTCTAGTAAGTCTAGCTCGCCAACGCTTTCACGGTACGAGTTATCTAGCTTTTCTTTAGCAGCAATGTAACGGATATCTTTAGTGTATTCACCACCACTCATCATGTTACCAGACTTAGACTTAACACCACCCTGGTCTGTCATAGGAATAGCCTCTGGTGTAGAGTACTTCTTATTAAGGGCTTCTAGGTCTTTTCCATATGCATCGTCAAGACGCTGTAGTTCAACACTTTTAGCATCTGGTGTCATAAGTCCTTGCATCTGGTCTTCAATACTCTTGCGAGTACTGGTAATACCGACAGCAACTTCCTTCATAGGAGCAGGAACATCTTCTTTCAATAGTACCTCAGCGGCACTAGTAACAGGTTCAGCTGGCTTATAGACAGTCTCGGGTAGGTTCTTACCTTCGTCAAAGTTCTTAAGTGCTGTTTGTGCTTCCTGTACGGTGAGTCCACCGGATTCCTGGTATGCAGTACGTTCACGGCGTGAGAGTTCGTCTTTAACAGCCTGGTATTGGGTGTAGTCTTGCTCTATGTTATCTGAACGTTTACCGCCCTGGAAGTCTTCAATGTGCTTCTGTAGTTGTTCTGGGGTAGCGGTCTTAACAATATCCTCTGGAGTTAGTTTTGCTTCTGCTTCTGCAGCTTTGGCAACTTTAGCCTCTGACTTAGCAAGCTTACTGGCATCGCCAAGTGCTTTTGCGCCTTTAGTAAGTGGGCCAACACCCGCAACATCTGCAGACTTTAGTGCAGCGGAGAATATCTCTCCAGCACTACCTTTTCCGGCTGAAATATTAGCCGCTTCACGGTCAGTCTCTTTGTTGATATTAAGGTCTGCGCCAGCTACTGTATCAGTAACATCACTAACGGTTTGCCTAAAGTCCTGGTATCCCTTGAATCGTGCGCCATCAACAATGCCTTTAGCAATCTTATCTTCTTGAGACATGGTTGGGTTAAGGTCATTAATGCCACGCTCTAGCGCAGTTTTTGCCTGGTCAACAGTCTCAACAATACGAGAGGTAGTATCTACTATACCACCAACAGTTCCAGCAGCGATCTGCTTGACCATCTCAGCTCCACCGACAACCTGGTCAGTTAAAGATTTACTCTTAGTGAGTTCCTCTACCTGTGCCTTAACGTTGTCTGCTTCCTCTTGACTGATCTTACCTTCTGCTACTGCTTCGGCAAGTTTCTTCTCTGCTTCTGGTTTGTTTTTGTTTACTTCTTCACGAAGCTTTTTGATTGGTTCTGGTTCAAATAGGTCACCAGCGGCTTTGTTTACTGCATCTGCTGCAGGGCCGATAGTTTGACCAATCCATTCACCAGTCTTTTCGTACCAAGGCCGCTCATCTTTTTTGGCCTGTTCTTTTTGAGCATCAATAATCTGTTGCTCTTGCTGTGTAACCTTTTCCTCTTCCTTGTACTTAGCATACGCCGCACTAGACTTCGAGAGCGATTTGAGTAGGTCATTCTTTTTACCAGTGTATCCCTGGTATTTGTAATCTGCCATCTATGATCTCCTAGTTACCGAAGTATTGTTTTCTAAACTTGTAAGTTAAGTCCAATGCGTCGGAACGGCTTAAGTTATATGCTGCTGCAAGGTTACCTGCAAGGACGTTTTCCGTCCATCCATTCTTTGTATTCTCTCCTACGTAACCTTCTGCAAATGCAGATTGTAGGTACTGAGTGAGCGATGGTCCTGAGTCTGCTTCACGAGCTGCTGATGCTGCACGGCTAGCGGCTGCCTCACGGGCACTTGCTTCACGGTTGAGTTGGTTCTCACGAGCTTGAGCCTCAAGAGACTGTTGCTGCAAGTTCCAGCTGCTGAGTGTGCTTCTTTGATTTGAACGTTCACTGAATGCTGACTTGAATGTGTCTGAGTAAAGCTGTGCTCCCTCTTTTTGCAAGCCAATGTCCTGCTCGTTCTGCTGTTGATCTAGTGCAGCTAATGCTGGAAGATATTTAGTAGAGAGATATGTCGCCTGTTCATCAGCAGGTATACCGCTGAACGCTAGACCCTTACCGGTTGCATTATCATTGATTAGATTAAAACCTTTTGTTTTCTCTGCTGCTAAGGCATCTTTTTGGACACCATACTTAGCGCCGAGACCTGCCCGTTGCGCATCAATGATGGCTTGCTGACCCGATGTTGCAGGTGCAAGTTCTGCCATAATCTCGGCAACTGTTTGTACTTTTGGTGCTTCTGCCATAATTTTCCTTTTATTAGTTTGCAACTATTAGTTGATAGTCTGCATGGATAGTTGTTGTTATTGCTGAGGACGTAGTTCCTACAACGTTGAACGTGCTTGCAGTAGTGTGCGACTCTTGTACTACTCTCATTGCTCCAGAGTTTCCGTAAGAGAAACTTGCTGATGCGCTGAGTGCGGCATTGAAGTCTGCAACTCCAACAGGGAAGTTACTCGCTAGTCCTGTTATAAAAGCTGGACCAGTGAATGCTGTAAGGCTAGTAGAAACGTGCTTTGTGTATATCGTAAACATACCGACGTTTAGTACTGTCCATCCGTTAGCATCAACACTTATTGCAGAGTTTTGCTGGTCTAGGCCAGACTGCTGTTCAATTTGGCCGAAGTTGGCATTAAGTGCATTTAGCTTATCTTGCTCCGACATACTGTTGTGAAATCTTAGAAATCCTAACATACTAACTATCCTCGAATACATCCATGAAGTTATTTTGTGAAAGTGTAGTGGCCGAGTTCGCTCCAGATTCTGTCCAAAGTCCGCTCGATGCTCGCCTCACTGCAACGTAAAATGTATACTGAGTGCCAGAGCGTAGGTTCGTTTTATTTATAACGAATGTTCCGGTGCCACTTGCCGGAATATCCGTATGGGCGCCGCCGTTTATTTGTGGGGACCACCAACTTATATAGTCTACTGCATCCGATGATGTCCAGTTAAGCTGTATACGCTCATCAGTTACTGGCGATAAAGTAAAGCTAGTAATGGTGGCATATCGTGGAATAGTATCCAACGCCCAGTTTGTACCTGCAGCTAGTGTGCCTACAGAGCCAAATCCAGAAGTGAACGTGCCACCTATATAGATTGTCTTTGTGCCATCTCCATTGTGCCCCACGTTAGTAGTAAAGCTATGGAGTAGGAACGTGCCGTTGGGTCCACGAGAAGTAGTCCCTCGACTAAAGCTAGACACCTGACCATCAATGTTAATGTTGCCATTTTCTGTGGCGTTGATAGATGTGCCGCTTACGAGTACTAGATATAGGTTAACTGTTACAGTACTATAGTTACCACCTACGTTAGTCGTAGAAGACCAGTCGTAGCGGACAGTAGTACCACCGAAACTAGCACCACTGCTCTGTGAACCCGAAGCCATGTTAAGCCTGCCTTCCGATACCGGTGATATCCCACTTAGCGTCTTCTAGGTTGTACCTACCAGTAAAGTAGTTGACCTTTCCGTTCGTGAGGGTGGTTGGCAGGGTAACGCCAATTCCACGATAGATAGCGTTCCATGATACAGTCCTATCTGAGCCAGTAGGAGTAATCCTAAGCACGAGAGGCTGTCCCGAATAAGGAGTACCTGCGACTGGTGCAATCGTTGTGTTTGCCGCTAGGGCAGTAACGATGTACAACAATGCGTCAGGAGTGATTGTAGCACTTGATGTAATTGTAGTGGTTGAGCTGGCGAGCTTTACTCGTGTAACTGAACCGTCGATCAGCTGGTTTGTACCAACTGAGTTGTTAGCCATCAATGCTTGTGTAATTGAAGCAAGTGCGATATTAGCGGCATCAATGTTCCCATTAATCACACCAAGAATAGTCGCTATCCGGCTGTTGACATCGGCTGCTTTTGCAAGCGTACCGTCAATGATATTTGAAATTGAGATTAGTCCCATTGTTTATAGCCTTTTCGTCTTATAGCTGTATTGGATTCCCCAAAACAGAACTGGATTATTTACTGCCTTTCGGCTGATTCTTAACTGGTGGTAGTATGCATAACCTGGGAAGCGTAGTTTTGTAGGCTTAAACCTAGATTGTCCGCCCCAGTTTGCTTCACCCCAGTCAAACTCGCCCCATCGTGTACCTGTTGTTGTAAATTGTACAACTTTACGTACTGGGTTGTTCTCGAAGTCTCGGTCAATGTCTACATTAACACCAAAGTTGTTCTCTACTTGTCCAAAGATAGGGAAGTACTTGAGCAACCTTTTGCGTTGTGCAGGTCCGCCGAGTGACTCATACCTTGTCCAGTATGCAAAGTCTATTTGCTTACCGAGATTATCGTATGAAGTCTCTGCCTTGAATACAGTAGGGACAAGAGAACTGGTCTCCATCAATTCACCTTCATCGTCTGCATCTGTGAACACAATGCCACGTTTTGCATATGCTTCTGTGTCATTCTGCCACTCTTCATATAGTGTGTGATATATGAGAATGCTATTATTCACAGACGAACCAGAACTTCCATAGTAGAACCGTATTTGGCGCTTCCACTTGGCAATGTTAATCTCATCTGGATTTGCAATACTTGCCACAATAGGTTGTACCATGTCAGAGATTAAGTCATCTGATGTACCATTGTGCCTATATAAGCCATCGTCACCTACAAAGTATATATAGTTTTCATCAGCTAATACAGAGCTTGATACGGCCCCCTTTGTTCCAGTTGACTGCTTAAGAGTATATGTCTCTCGGCTGTAACCGTATAGGTCCCACTTACCGTTAGTCGTAATAATCTTTAGTACGTCTTGGAATGGCACAATTGCCATGATCGGGTCGGCGACTTTTGGTGCAGGGACTTCAATGAAGCTCACTGACAGCCAGGCGTAGTACCATTGTGTCGTTGGTCCGCCGCCAACGGGGTTACCTGGGGCTTCTGAGAACACAAGCTTGTTAGGGTTCGCAGCCGATACGCCAAATAGTCTATCCTTGTTGAACCTAATCATTGAAAGGATTGGCAACTCTGCATCGGTAATAGTTTCAACCGTAGTACCGTCCCAACACTTAAGGTCATCATAACCGTTTACCCAGAATACCTTACCATCTGCAACATCCCATGAGTAGTCTGTGGCATTAGTATTAAGTCCTGTGGCAATGCTAGTGAAAGCACCCGTACCGTCATCAATCTTGTACATTACTGTACCGTATACGACCAATGTGGTATTAGTGCCACCTTGCTTGTTAAAACGGAAACTTCCTTTTTCTACCAGGGGCGATGTTACGTAAGACTTGAAATTTAAGGCATATGTTGTAGCCACAAATCCAGCAGGTCCAGAGTTTGATGTTTTAGCTACTGTCGAAGCAGTGTTGCTTGACCATTCGTAAGCACCTCTACCGTCGTCTTGTATGTATGCAACAACCCAGTATGTCTCTCCGATCACAACATTTGGAGCTTCAATAAATCGGGCCGGTAGGTACGAGTATGTTTCGAGGATATCGCCAGAGTTTATAGATGAACTCGCAAGTAGATCGCCAGGAAGGCCAGCTACGTTACTGTATATTTCAACAATAAGGGGTCCAACACCAGTGCCCTTGCGAACGTTAAGCTCTACCTTGGTAAGTCTACCGGTAGTAGTGATAACCATCGGCATAGCTTTCCACTCTGTGACTAGGTTTACTAACTGGTTTGCAGCTCCAGTAGTAACTGTATTAGCTACATCAGCCGTTTCACCAAATACCTGTGAGTAAACGCCTGAGCCCTTACGAGTAGAAATGGTAGTCCTGCGACCCTCTTCATCTTCTGAGAATAATCGGAAGTCATGCGCAAAGGGAGTTCGTCCCTTCTGAATTGAATCATAGGGGCTTACTAGGTCAAGACCACGAAAGTCGTTTAGGACTTGCATTGGAATCTTCCTTGAACTCGGAACCTTAGCGTTACTTCTTGCTGAGAATGCGCTAATGCCTGCCATTATCTATTCCTTCGTGTCGTACGTGCTCGTGGTTGAGCCATCGTTATACCACCATCAGACATTCGGAGGCCGTAACGATCAACAAGTAAGTCAATCTGCCTGTCGAACTGTCCCTGGATAACTGCAGCAAGGTCGTAGTCTTCGTTTCGTTCAAGAACTAGTTGGTATGCACCTAATACTAGTAACTCTTGAAATTCTTCTGGTATTTCGGGTACGTCTTCGTCTGCAACCAGTAGGGTAGGTTTCTTTGTATAGAAAGTATCCATCTGGTATGCAACATCCGTAGGCGCAGATGTGTAAATCTTGCCAGCGAATGACATCCACTCACTAATTGCACCAGGGGTGTTGTTAGCAGGTGTAGGGTACTTAGTAAGGAAATCCTTGTACCTGAGTTGTTTGTCTGTAATGTTTGTTTGTTCGCCAGTAGGGGAAGTAATTACCACCCCTTTAACTGACTGTACTTCTGCAGGGAATACAAAGATTCTTTGCTCTGCTGGGAGTACTCCACTAAACACAGCTTCCATAAATGGGAGTTCAAATGTATTGAAAATCCTGCGTTGTACCGTATTGATAAAACGGTCTACTGTGCCAGGGTCGAACGACTCGTCATCGAGTTTGTCGAGGATTACCTGGTCTCGTACACCTTTTAAGTTATATTCCATTATTATTCTGTCCCATATATGTTAGATTGATCTGTAGTTTGTGTTGTGTAGTCGCCTGTTGGTATTGTTTCCGGATTATATATCTGGTCGCCGTCTATAGGAGAACCTGCAATGATTGTCCCGCCAGGAGTACTGGTTATATCATACTTCTCATCGCCTCCACCTTCTGTTCCTCCACTATAGAGGATACCTATTCTAGCAGTAGCTGTTTGTGTTTTCGTTACTGTTATGGCCAAGTACGCCTTAGCGGTCTGGGTCTTTGTGCAGTCTTGAACGATAGCCGCTTTTGCTGTTTGTGTATATGTTGGTTTTACTTCTATACGGGCTATAGAGCCTTGTGTTTTAGTAAAACGATTCGCTATATGTGCAACAGCACCTTGGGTTTTAGTAAGTATATGCTGGATTCTTGCTGTAGCTGTTTGTAGCTTAGTAAGGAGTCTTTGGATTCTAGCTGTTGATGTCTGTGTTTTAGTAACAGACCTTGCAACACGAGCCGTACTTGTTTGTGTTCTAGTTCGTGTATTAGATACCCGAGCTATGGAGCTTTGTGTTTTTGTAGTTACCTTAGCTATACGAGCTACAGAAGATTGAGTCTTTGTTACTATGTTAGCTATTCGGGCAATAGACGTTTGAGTCTTAGTAAGTGTGAATACGTTGAAATCGTCGTATGTTACTACTGCACCTGTGTGGCTAGTATTATATGCACCAGCGTCTACGTTTACATATCCCCAGTGTAGCGGAATTGGGTTCGCTGTGGACGTGAGGTTAGTCCAAGTGCCTGGTTGATTTGTTCCTGAGTCAGGAGCTGTGTCCCAATAGGTTGTTCCGCCAGATTCTCTAATTCTTAACCATTGATGGTTAGTAGAGTTGTAGGTCACTGATGAAACTAGTGTTAAGGACGATGCGACTTCCTGATAAGCATGTAATGTGCTATTGGCAATAACGAATAATACACGGTTGCCAGTAGAGTTAATAAACTGTAGCGGTTCTGCCTCAATGGGCACGGCCGAGGAGTTTGTATCACTCACCATCCTAATCAACATGTATGAGCTTGTGAGGTCGTATTTCAGAACACTCTCTAGCCCATAGTAGTTGGAAGTGGTTGTAGGAACTGTGACAACTAGTTGCCCACCAGTTTCTACTACATTACCACCCCCCCAGCTGGACCACTTCGCAGCGTCTAATGAGTTATCATTGAAGTTGTCTATAAGTTTTTCCATCTTTGGGGTAGGAATAAGCTCGAATGATGCACCAGATGACACAACAGATGAACCGTTGGCACTTGTAGTGGCTGCAAAGCTTGCAACGCCACCGTTTGTATCTGCTACTATAGAGTACGCAGTCGTGCCCGTTTGTGTACTACGGAGTGTGGTCGCTCCCGCTAGTGGTGTTCCCTGCGAAGTAGTCTGCCGTGAACCAGCAAAGGCTACTACCCATGAACTTCCCGATGCGTTAGCTAAACTAAGCGTAGGGATCTTAGCGGTTGTTGATGCTGCTTTAGTAGCACCTCCCACTGTTCCGATTGAACCAACACCACGGTATATAATACCATGTACTGTGTTAGCGTTTGTCCAAGTACCGAATGCATCGTTAGTCGCCGTAGCGAACTTATAACCAATGCGATAAGAGTTTGAGTTACCAGACTGATTGCTTAGGTTCGTAAACCCAGAACCCAGAGTAGGTGCTGTTGTGGCGTTCCTATATGCTACTACAATTAACAAGTCACCAATTTGGTGCGTTGGCATAGTTGCCGTGTTTGCGCCAGCTGAGACCTGGTTAATGTATGAAATAGCCATTATAGATTCTCAACCTCTTGAAAGTTCTTGCCGTTTTCATCGTTGTATTGGAAACCAATTTGCATACCAGTCCACTCGCTGTATTCTTCTCCATCACCACCTAAGTAGTGCGCTCCGTGTCGAAAACGGATTGGTCGAGCGTTGTCTGGTAATAGTGTCCAGTCGAAGTCGTACCTATTATCATTATAGAATACAGTAAACTTCACCATCCTGCCGTGCTCTTCCTCAGCAGATTTGTCCAAGATTGCACGGAATACGTTGTGTCCCTCATTATAAGGGCTTATATCGTTGAGTTCCGTTTCGTCAAGTATGAATCCATCTTGGTATTCAGCTCGACAGGATGTATTTTGTGGTAGTACCATTGAATTGGTCTCCTTTTATTTTAGCTCTCTGTCCAAGTAGCGGTAATAGTACGGGTAGTAATATCGCCAGGTCCACCTGCGTATGAGCTAGTTGTTTGTAGTTGTGTGCGCAAAGCCTGTGCATACATTGTTCCACCTGCAGTTGTACTTGATGTACCTGCACCGTAAGGAGTGGTGGAGTTGTTAAAGTTTGCAGAAAGACCAGTAGTGCTCATTGCTGAGTCTCCTGATGCTGTTGTGCTAGGCGTCGTACCAGAAGTAACAACGGCACCAACGATACTTAAACCAGTAGCAGGAGCGTTGTTATCTATCTTGTATGTCAAGGCAGATAGAGAGTTCCATGTACCAGCAAACTTAAGTGCTTGGTATTTGGTCATAGAGTTCTCGTTGTTTGTGCTGTTAATAGGACTTGAACTGTATGGAGTAGTAGAGTCGTCTACCCTCTTCCAGTTAGACTCAGCTCGGCTTGTAGTCTCGGTTGCGGCGCTTGCACCGTTAAACTCTGACCATGTTTGGGTTGATGCCATTATTTATTCCTTTTATATTTTAATAAAAAATAACCCCCTCAAGATTCCCAGTCTCTATTGAGAAAGGTCTTGAGCCTGTGGCAGTTAGCACACAGTGTTTGGAGATTATCCTGGTTATTGTTGTCGTGATTACCGTCTATATGGTCAACGTCAAGCTGGCACTTATTCACTGGTATAAACCCGCAAGATTCACAAGAATCCTTGAGATATACCCTATAAGGTCTTAAGCTTTTAGCCTTATACCTAGTGCGAGCCTCTTTGTACCCATACTTTCTTTTTTCGCACCAACTGCAAAGTGTTCTATACTTATCACTATCAGATGAGCGCTTTTTACACGGCCTTTCGTTGCATCCTTTACATATTCTCATATGTCTTCTCCTTTTACTAAAAAAACCTCCCCTCCGGATTTCTCATGGAGAGGAGGCTATTGGTTTGTGTTACAATGAGTATTCTAAGATTAGAATGTTCGAGAGATAACAACAGCGTGGTCAGAACGAACGATCTTAGCACCAAACAATGTAGAGCCAGAGATGATGTCGGCTTTCATTAGGATGTTGCGGTCGTATTCGATTTCTGGCTGCAACTGTACAGCAGCTGCAATAGCTGACTTGTGGATAAGTAGGAACTTAGCCTGTGCAGTTGGAGTAGTACCAGTAGTAGCGATAGCGTTTGTGACCCAGACAGGCGTGTTGTAGATAGTACCTACGTGGCCGTCTTCGGTTGAAACGAGTCCGTCTTTACCAGTCTTGTCGTACATGCTGAATTCTGCGATCTTACGGAGGTCAGCAAGACCAAGGCCGTTGACGATCAGTGCACGGTCCGTAGTTGGAACGTTCTTTGAGTCAAGGATTTGGTGTGCGTCAACGATAGCGTTGAACGTAAGTGCAGCGATAGTAGCAGGTTTGTTACCAGCGTCGAAACCGTTCCATAGTCCAAGGATGTATGTGTCGATTGCGTTAGCAAGTGCGAACGAGATACGATCAACGTAAGGAGCACGAAGCTCGTAGGCTGATTGTTTCTTAAGCATATCTTGGATACGGACTGGTACACCCTTGTACTGGTCGATGACAAGGAGCTGCTCGGTTGGAGTTGCGTCCTGTACAGTCATTTCAGTACCTGGTGTGATTGTCTGTGCTGTCAGTTCTGGGATAGCAACGATGTGAACTGTGTCACCTTCGCTAAGAACTGAACTCTCGTATTGGTGGTCAACTGCCTTAAGGGCAACGAGTTTGTTTCGGCGGTTTTCTTGGATGTCTTTCGCCCAAACTTCGCTAATAAAGTTGGCACCAGTTGTAGGAGTCATAGTCATTTTAAATGTTTCCTTTTGGTGTTATTTGTTGTGTTGTAATTTAATACAAATCACCTCGTGCCATTGCTTCATCAAGAATCTTCCTGTGCTCTGGGTTGTTAGAATCATAAGTATTCTGTACCCATGCTAGGTCAATTTTGCTTGATGCCGGTGCAGAGCTAGTAGCGTGTGCTTCTGGTGCTGCTGCGCCTGCCTGGCGACGAATAGAATCTCTTTCCTCTTGGCGGCCTTCTTGTTTGGCTGCGTTCGGGTCAAACTTTCCGGTCTCAATTTGTGCCATATTGTACAATGTGTCTAAATCTCGTGACAAGTTGAATACGTATTTTTTAGCTTCTTCTTCACCCAAACTAGGTGTGAGTTGTACTAACTTTTTATTTAAGATTTCGGCCATTGTTGGCTCAAGAGATCGGTCCTTACCCTCAAAGAAGTTTTCAGTTTCACGTTCGTACCTGAACTGACGGATTTCACGAAGCGTAGCATCGTTATCTGTCTCGTTGGTAGGCGTACCCTGAGTCTCTTTGACTGCTTCTGAGAGTGGTTTATCTGCTGGCTTATTACGGGCAGCAGTCTGGTTGTCTTTGGCTAGTTTGAGTAGTTTCTTCTCACGCTCACTGAGAGCGGTGAAGTCTTCGTCACTTATGCCTTGACCTTTTGCGAACTTAGCAAGACCTTCATCAGTCTCGTCAGCTCCGCTTACGTTTGTTGGTGCGGTGCTGTCGTCTGATACTGCCTCGGTAGCTTGCGCTGGTGAGATAGTTTCCTGATTAGTGGCATCCGCCGTCGGTGACTGAGTTTGTACGGTAGGCTGGTTATCCAGGCCGTCTTGAGTCTCAGCCCCTAAGGTAGGGGATTCAATTTCCATCTAGGAACTCCATTTATTCTAATGATTTGCTACGCTCTGGCTGTATGAAATACAGACTGCACAAAGATTACTCTTTGTTTGGTGTTGTATATTCTACATAACCTTCTACGTATGTCTTTACTATATCATATCCCACGCTTCTTTGCAATAGGGAAGCGGCTAATTCTCGGTTAAAAGCGATTTCTTGACCACTTTCTTCGTTGAATGTCATGACAGGACCCTTTGCGGCCATGATGGCCATCTGGTCTTGGAAGTCAATATAGTCGATAAACTGCTTGAAAGCAGCCGTTTTGGAGAATGTTTTCCATTGGGCTGCAATCTGAGCTGTAGTGTATTCTTTGTTCTTTGCCATGTGTATCCTTTTCTATTATCTTGGTCGTGAGCTAGCGTCTAGCGTTGTGCTAGGTTGGTTTGCCCGGGTACGACGAATGTTATTACTTGAGCTATCAGCTCCGCCACCGCCTTGATTACCCGATTGGGTTCGTCTACGCTGGTCGGTTGTCGCTTTTGGGTCAGTTGGAATCTCTCCCTTTAACCTAGCGGCTGCTTCTGGTGTTACCTGAGCATCACCCTGAACCAAGTTAGGGTCCACAGCCTGTCCATCAGGTCCCATAATAGGTGCCTGTGTAGCTAAGAACTCTTCAATGTCATCCTTTGGCATGTCTGGGAACAAAGCCTCGTACATGCGTCGCAGGAATACTGCCTGGTTAACTAGTGGGTTGCCTAAGCTGAACTGTGCTGCCACCTGCATCTGTTGTGCCACTGCTGCCTTCTCTGCCTTTACGGTAGAATCAAGTACAACTCGTGGTTCGTATTCACCAATGTAAGACGTTGGGTCATATTTCTTCCACTCGACACCCTTCGGACCGATTACTCGGACTGCTGTAGGTGAGTCTACAAAGATTTGAATCATCTTGTATAGAATTTGTGCTAATTGGCTAAATCCTTCGTCTTCTAGGTTTTGTACCTTAGTGGTAAAGCGCATAGAGGCTTGATTTAGCTGTGCCTGTACTTCTGTAGCAGTAGTACGTGAGAACTTTTGTGATACACCTTGTACAGCGGCATCTGCAGCGGTTGCAGTACGCATCTGTTGACGTTGGCGTTCTATCTCGTTATCAGCACTGGCGCTAATGTCCTGCTTCTCAATAGGAGTAAGTGCTCCTCGTGGAATAGGGAAGATAGCTCCCGGCTCTGATTCGATTTGTTCTGCCAAGTGCTTAAATCGAGGGTCGATCTGCCACATGTTATTGAGTACGTATGCAAGGTTGTCTCGTTTCTGGCTAGCGGTGTCATTCAATGCTTCCTGTGATGGGATAATTACTTCCACATCGCCACGAGCGAAGAATAGGTTGCTATCTACATAGTTGCGAAGGATAGCAAACGGTAGGAATCCACGAATTTCAGGGATTATCTTTTCGCCGTTAAACTCTACGCCATTAATCATACCTGATACAGGTACTGTAGTCTCTGGCTTGCTGTAAGGGTTTTCCTCATCATAGATACAAGTAGTCTTGTTAGCAATCATGATTTTCTTACGGCGAGTAAAGTAAACGACAACTTCGATCTGTTCTTTGTAGGCATCCTTACCATAGGTAGAGCCAATAAACTTCTCTTTGCGGTCCTTGTCCATCTCGTCGTCAGTGCCCTCTACGGCAGTAATGCTGTCGAGGTTCTTGTACTTACCAACTAGGTTACCGTCTGTATCTGGGACCATCTCTGCCTTAAGCTGTTGAAGGCTAGTAAGGTATCGGTATCCTGCATAGCGAGGGTATCCTGGCTCTTCTGGACGGTTCATGTGTGTAGCGGCTGGGTCTACAAAGAAGTCATTTAGCGGGATGTGCTGAATGAGCGGCTTATCGCCCTGCCAGCTGACCATAAGAATACCGTTACCATAAACGATCATGTCGCCTACCCAGTTAAGTACCTTTTCGGTCGTGTTGTTCTGTGCCCAGTAGAAGTCAACTAGGGCATTGAGCGTAGTTGTGTCTTTCTCTTGGTCTTCACGAAGTGGAACATATTTAAATTTAGGTTTGCTACCAGCAATGCTGGCCTTGAGCGCTTCTACAATAGAGAAAGTCTCAGGAGCAAATTCATCAGCAGTACCTTCGTAACCGTGTCGGCTGCGAATGCCATTGTAAGCTTTGAAGCACTCCTCCCACACTTCCTGATAGTTATCTTTTACATACTTACGAGCTTTATCGTAGTCTGACATGACAACGTTCAGAAGGGCGTCGTATTTGATACCTGACTCGTCAGATTCAGCTACGGCAGGAGTTGTATTCTCGCCAGATGGCTTTTTAGGGTCTTTATACATTATCTTTTACCATTCTTTATTTTTTTAGTCTTACTGCTTTTAGTAACATTAAGTCCTGTAACGTCGTTATCTCCCCATAGGAAGAGTTGGAACGTAATAGCCTTAGCCATTACTGTATCGTCATGTTCTCCCTCTTCTGCGTTTGTACGTCCACGAGCATCTCTGACGTAAGAGAAAGCCTCTTCAATGAACACCTTATCTGGGTCCTTGTTGATACCTTCACGTATAATCTTAATAAGTGTGTCAATAGCGGTACGTTTAGACCGCATGTCTGTTTTCCAACCAAGGTGACTAGTCGGCTCCTCAAAGTCCTCGTCATATCCGCTCTCTCGTTTATAGAGGTTCGTATAGAACGTGTCCCTGAGCTTCTGAATAGTTGTGAGTCCGTGGTTATTTACTTCAACTCCAATAAGTGCGTAGTTATAGTACGTTCCAAGAGCCGCAAGTATTTCGCCGAATCTATCCGGGTCACACTTTCCTCTCCATCGAGCAACTGTCTCCATTGTGCTTGTATTAACAACTTCGGCAACTGAATAGTCTCCAGTGGCAAGCCCTTCTGCAACATCAGCTCCGATAGCATACTCAACACCATATTGAGGCTCCTGCCATATTTTGAGTGGTCCATTATTCTCCTTAATTCTTGCATCATAAGGTACCGGTGAGATATAGTAATCTTCATTACTCTCTCCAGTAACAATCTCATAATGTTTAGTCTCTGAGATTTCCTCAGCCTGTCGCTCTAGGTTTTCAAGTTCCAATACTGGGAATACGTTAGCACCACTAGCGATAAACGCTTCATGGCTTGTACTCGGGTATTCCTGGAACATTCTCTCAGGTGTGCTTGCAAAGTCTTTTGCCTTGCTCCTGTAGAACTTAAGCTTGCGGTATGCCTCTTCTTGTGCTATAAGGAACTTCTCACCAAAGCGAGTAGTGTATCCTTCTTCCATAAGCTTCATAAGCATCTGTTCATATTCGTTGAGATCACCGATTGGCTCCTCATCGTCTATTTCGTACTCATCAATGAGCCACCAAGGGAAAAAGAAAGGAACAAAGTTGTTCTCACCCTTCTCTGCGGCTCGCCACTCCTTGTGGAAGTAGTTGCCACGTCCTTTAGCTGTTGACTCAAGGAAGATCATTGTGTTAGGAAGGAAAGGAACTGTCTGCATGATTGATGCAACTAGTTCTTCTCCGTTTTCCCATTCTCCAACCTCTGAGGCGTGTAGACACTGGATAGTATCTGAACGTCCGGCAGAGCTGTTCTTTGCAGTTGCGGTCTTGATGTAACTTCCCAAGCCAACTTGGTTACCTCCATCATCATATCGTTCAAAAGAAAGATCAGTTCTGGTATTGTATTTGATTGTTGGTTTGAATAGGGGGTTGCTATTATCGTAGTACCGGCGGAACATCATATAGAGGTTCTTTGCGGAAGTCTCTTCGTGCCCAATAATGACACTGTTGATGTTCTTGTTAGTACTAGTCCACCAGTAAATAAGAGACTCTACTGCAGTAGATAGTCCCATCTGACGGGCTTTAAGGATAATAACTCTAATAGGTACTCCCTGCTGTATGCACCACAGCACGTAGTCTATAAGTGCCCGCTGAGGCTTATTAGGTTCAAAGTTGACAATCTGAGCATTCTTGTTCTTGATGAACAGATTATTCTTTGCAAACCTATAAAAGTCTTTGCGGATATCAAGTACTTTCTGCAACTGCTCTGGTGTGAGCTGTTCCATGTGTTACTCGTCCTCTTCTGTGTCTTCCTGGTATTTTTTAATCAGGAGGTTAATAAACTTAGATTTATTCTGCAGGTTATCGTAGAACTCTTTGTTCTCGGGCCACAGGTAAAACTGTCGTTTATTTTTGTCTGTTTCTGGTTTTAATTCCATATTCTCTTACTCCACTATATCACACCAAATCCAATTTGTCAATAGCAAAGTGGCTATGAGTTGGATGGCTACTGTTATCTTCTGGAAATGCATCGTGATACATCTTCCATTGTCGCTTCTTAAAGTCTCGTATTACATCACTAAAGTATCGTTTAGGCAAGTGAGCATCTTTAACACGTTGTTTCATCAGTTTCTTAAACTGTCTAATTCCTAGGTCCACTGTTACGTGGTTGTATACCGGAAGGGCTTCATCCAATAATTTGATAGCTATGTCCATCTACTTTTTTCTCCAATTCCTTTACTAACTCTGGTAGAACCTCAAGTGATTCTACTACTTCATGTGCAGTAAATGCATCATCGGTAATAAATAGCTCAATTCCATCCTCTGTTTCTTCTGTTCCCCAGCCGTATTTACGCTCTAGCGGTGTTACGATCTTCTGTACGTCTTCTTGTGTAAATTCTGCCATAATGGCCTCCTACTCTAAATTATTGAGTGCTTCCTCTAACGGAACAACACCTATTAATGATCTTTGTACGAACATGCCCTGATCTGTGCCCAGTAGCTTAATTGCAGCAATCTTATCGCTATCTTTAGCCATATTATCGTTGATAATCTGTGCCAATGCCATCTTAAGGTGCTCAGGGTTGAGCCTCATGATATTGCGGGCTTGTTTTACCCACTCTAGCGCAGTACTATCGCTCAGTATATTCCTACTATACGATTCGCTGTATCCTGCCTTAATGGCACTCTGATATGCATTCCCCCAGGTCTCTTTTTCCCTAGGATTCATATAGTAATTGAGCCAGTTCTGTTGTCTCTGGGTGGCTTGCCACTGGTTACCCTGTGCCAGCTCTTCTTTCTTGTCCTCTGCCGTTGGTCTCTTTGTCGGTTTCAAGCCCTGCTTACTTTTCATTGGGCTCATCATAATCAGTTATATCTGCTATTACTGTCATCCAGCGTCCATTAGCCTTATCTGTCCATTGCTTCCGTATCTGAAAGGCTTCTCCCCTTGGTACATCCTGAATAAGACGGCTTACCATCTCATCCCTTTGGGCTTTCACCCATTCCTTCGTCGCCCCCGGGGGAACAAGAAGGGTAATTGATTTATGCGTTACTCTCATCTTCTTATAGTATCACAGTATGTGTGATTTGTCAATACATTTCACATAGATTGTAATAGTTTTACTGTATTCTTTACACCCCCTTCCCTGGTAGTATCCATACAATTCAAAAATATGGGATATGTGTTTTTGAGCTGATATACATCCCTGCGCTGTTGTAAACCCCACATCACTATATTGTAGCCTCCCCCACCCCACCTATTATGACACATAAATAAAATAACGCAAATAAAAAAACATAAACATATAATAACATTATACGCAATGTAATGGTATGATATATGTATTAGTGTTGTATATATTACAACGTATATGTATTGTGCTTATGCATAGCGTGTGTTACTATAGTAGTATCAACATAGTATAAAGGATATATATGCAAGAGTTTATAAACAAACTACCGTACATGACAATAGTAACCGCAACATATAAAGGCATTATCGTCAATGGGTTTATTAGTAAACATCTATACGGCAAGAAGACTATAACCATTGAACAGAACGGCAAACTTGTAAAGTTGTATAATACGCAATATATAACGTCGATTGATAGGGTACTATAATGCACCGTAACGGCAACACTTGCGCTATGTACATAAGATGTAACCACCGTAAATATAAAGTATTACACACTATAGTTGATTATATTGCTATACTATCCTTTATACTCATACCATCTTTTATATATTCTCTTATATAGTACTTATACATATATGGTGTAATAGCCAATACAGGCACATTGCGCGGATTCTGTAACCTCTGATAATACAGGGGTTATTTTATACCATTTATAACTCATATGCTTATTGTTAGCATAACCGCCTGTAACGCCGTGTAATGACGTATAAGCGACGTTGCTCTATACCTGACTATATACTCATCTTATACATATATTCTTAGTGTCGCACAATATACTACAGGCACTATCGCCGACTTATCCACAAGCACTATAACATAATATTCGATAATTACTAGACTATGCACAAGCACAATGCCGTGATAATATAGATACATAACCGCAATAGGGGTTATAAGATAAGCAAAGCATAAGCACATTATATCGCCGTCGTGGTCATATTGTACCAGACGCACATAATGCAATAAATGCACCGCTTTGTCAAGTACAATTCACTTTTACAACGTGGCGTTACACCGTCTTATTAAGCATGACCAATTACCGTAAGGAATGGTTGCAACGGTGCAAACGTAAATAATACAACACAATATAAGATAAATGTATTGACACAAAGCACAAAGTGATATATACTGGTAACAGATAAGAACAACAGAGCATAAAAACTCTGGTCGGTGATTATCAATTTACATACATATAATACAATTTAACTGTTTACGGTGGTACTTGAAATAATAGTATCAATAGTGAGCAAGCGTCCCCTTACAGGGGGTTATGATACACATAATCGAGCTTGTAGCAGTTGCATTATTGCAGTTTCATAGTATAATATGGTTCGGGCTTGGTTGTCAATAGCATGACATAAAATAAGCGAATAGTCTATAACCCGCATGAAGCGATTGCATGGGGGAGAGTCGGGAGAACTGTAATTTTCCACTGACAAGATTGGTAGCAATAACCGAGCAACCTCGCAAGGGGTATACTATACATAATACATAATATAACAAATTAGGGAGAGAACTATGACTTTACAAGAACGATGGATTAAAAAGATGACAGAGCTGGGCATTTTTGACAGCATAGTCGAAACATTTGATAGCGTGGGAGAGGTATAATGAAATATACTCTCATCAGTGGTGACATCAAGCTCACATACAACTCTTTTGCAAGGGCTACGAGTAAACTAGTGGCACTTGGTAGCGGTAAACTGTTCTATGGGAGAGTTCTCGTAGGAGAGCTGTAAGGTAAATTAACGGTATATTATGTATAGTGTTGCCCTTGTTAGGGTATAGTTCAGACTACTACGACAGAGGCAAGAGTTATGACTTGTTAATCTGTTGATAAATCCCACTCATCGGAGGGTGTACACGGTCTGGGCTAGAGTTGTAAGCGTGATGTATCAGAGGCACAAATGTGTGTGTAGTATGGTATGGTAGCGTGAAACGGCAAAAAATATGGGAGAGGTGTATTCCAACCACATCTCTCTCATGTCCATATTAACAGGTTGGGGAGAAGGGTAGTAATATAATGAAAATACCTGTCTGGAGAGAGGTATCTCTGCAAGCGTGGCAGGGACTAAGACAACACACCAAGAGAGTTGTATATATTAAAAGTAAACTACACTTTTATAAGAGAGTATCATAATGGTACTACAGATTATAGTAGACGGACGGTCGAACATATACAGAGGTGTAAACAAATTTGTATATGGAGACTACATAAGAGGCTTTGCACTCATGGCAACATATGCTAAGAGTGGCGAAATGTATATATTAAAAGGTAAAAGCAAGAAACTTATAAGGAGTTTTTAGTGATATGAGTGAATTAACGGCAACAGATGTGGCTATCGAGCAAATAAAGAAGGCTGGGTTTTCGCATATTAAGGTAGAGCTAGAGGCAGACCTCGGTAGGGACGGAGAGCGTGAGTGTAGCGATTGTGATGATGGCTATAGCGATTGTGATGAGTGTAATGGGGACGGTGTTCTCATGGCAGAGCGTCCAAACGGTACAGAGGTAGAAGTAGAATGTGATGAATGTTACGGCGAAGGTCGTGTAGAATGTGGCTATTGTGATGGCAGGGGTTACGACGGTGGTTACTACGACGAAGATTACTGTGAAACATTTATGCGTGATTGGGTAGGCTCAGATGTACTGAGTAGGCTCACCTATGGTAACTTTTACGAAGATGGTAGTGTAGACAGTGAGTTTACGTTTACTGTACCTATCGAACACTACAAAGATATTGTAGTCTGGATTGACAGCTTTAAGGCACTATCCGAGGACATTGGTAACGGATACAATACAGGTGGAGCAGGTATGCACATCTCTCTGATACCAAAAGAGAGCAACGGTAACTATCCAAATAGACACCGTATGCCAGATGACAAGATAGAAAACTTTGCAGAACAGATGAGCAAGCTGTTACCAGCCATGCTATTCTTCTCAAGCAATAATGAGGTAAGTCGTGGACTGAGTTATAGGACACCACAAGTGTCTCACGACGAGAAGTACAGCGCAATCTATACTCACGACGGTACTTGTATTGAATACAGGGCTTTCGAGACCTGTTACGACGAACCAGAACGTATCTATGAACATATAGAGGTAGTAGCAAAGACCCTACAGTTCTATGTAGACCCTACTAAAACAGTAGAGACTATGGGCTTTAGATTTAACTTCTCAGATTCTTATAGCGGTCAAGAGGGGAGACAGCTTAGTCGATTCTATGACACACCAGAGAAAATTGCGGTATTGCGCAAACAGCTTAAATATATCAAGCCTGATGGCAAGAGCAATGCAGAGCTTATGGCACAACGTGGCGTATCTGGTATAACAGACTTGCGTAAAAAGATAAGCAAGAGACGTAACCAATTGCGTAAGCAATACTTTAAGAGTATGGCGATGATAAAGATACAAGAAAAAACACCACTGACGGAACGGCAAATGATTCACCTTGAAGAACTCAAACAATACTCTCGTCGCTACAGTGAGAATTTGGACGAGCAACAGATGATTGACCAAGCAAAGGGTATCAATCGCTTGCCAGACTTAGAAACATATATTAAAAACAACCTAGGCTCAAACGAGGGTCGTGGTTATACGGCATATTGCTAGAAACGGAGAATGACTTATTTGCGGAATTGTATATGTAAACAGCTACAGGGGTAAATCTGTAAGCAAAATGGTTAAACGTGCTTATAAAGCACAACGTAACCGAGGTCATGAGGGGTTTGGTTTTTACACACCAGAGAATAACCGATTGACACACAACACTGAGGAACGCAACATTATGCGGTTACTCAAGCGAGAACGACAGAGTGAGATTCTTTTTCACCACCGTTTTCCAACTAGTACAGAGAATGTACGGAACGCTTGTCACCCGTTCAGCACTAAAAACCGATGGGACAATAACTATGTTATGGTTCACAACGGCGTTGTATGGAATGACTTCGAAGTTGCAAAGAAGCAGGTAGAGGACGGTATCCGTTATGTATCTTACCAGCCAAATGGCAGCTACAACGACAGTGAAGTACTGATGTACGACATTGCACGATACCTAGAGGGTGAAGTAGACCAACTATCAGTAGAGGGTAGTATCGCCTTTATCATGGTACAGCGTAACAAAAAGGGCGAAAAAGTTGCACTATACTTTGGTCGCAACAGTGGCTCACCACTCAAGCTAGAGCGAAGTCCAGATGGGTTTGCACTAACATCAGAAGGTGTATCACCAGATATCAAAGTTAATACCTTGTACAAGTTTGACTACAAGAGTCAGGAGTTTTCAGAGTCACCTCTGGACATCCACTACTACACCTACAGCCAAAACTCAAGTGGTAAAGCTGGGAACTATTCAGCAGGCAACTACAACTATGGCGACTACCGTGGTTATGGCAACGGTTACAAGTGGAACGGCAGAAACTACGAAGATGCAGAGCTTTCAGAAGAAGCTCGTGAAATTGCGGATTACAATGCAGGTTATGGTGCTAATTATACGACACCAATGGTTGAAGATACGCTAGACCGTTACGGCAACTATGGTCGTTATGGGCTAACAGACGAGACACAAGAGCAAGCAGAGAGTATCATCATTGATGAGATTATCGAAGGACTAAAGTACGATACCTACCAAGGTAGTACACGAGATATGCTGGAGTTCGGCGAGATACTACTTGATGAGTTACAGACTAAGTATATGTTTTTGGAGAACAAAATCCGAGAGGACGGCGATCTATCTGGGCAAGATATTGATGACTATGAGGAACTTGATAATAAGATTCTACTACTCACTAAAGCGCTTAATCAGATAACCGAGAAACAGCTACGACTTGCGCTACAAGCAACTAACGTAAGGTACACACCAGACCACTAAGAAAGGATAGGTAATGTCAAAAGATTATAAAGTGAAATATAAAGATGTGTATATCTTTGCACATATTACACAGTACATTTTGGGACAAGAGCTATTACAGGAAGTGGAGACACCTTTTCAAGATAAAGATGGGACACATATTAATGTTCGCTTTAGGACTAACTCGGTCAGGGGCTACGGTCGTAGAAACTGGCAGCGTGACGAACTAGAGCGCAACAGGGGTATGGTGGTGAGCATTGAACTTGCTGGCACACCAAAGCTAGTGGGTGTCTATAGTCCAAACAAGAAAATGGTTGAGATGTTCAAGACTGGCACACTAGGCGATATCAAGAACGATATTGTGGACGACATTATATCACATCTTGAGTACAACAACGTAAACATGGAAGTATCAACAGACGAATCAAAGCGTATAAAGTTAGAAAAACGCTGGGTTGCTGGGGATAGAATCCAAAGAGAAGGAGGACGAAGTGGATACAGAGACGAATCCGACTACACCGACGACTAACGAAACAGAAATACATCAAGCAATAATGGATGCAGAAGAATATATGCGAACATCTATGGCAAGTAGAGCTGGAGGAGTATGGGACATTGATGCACTTGAGGAAATCATGTCATCAGAAGATGTGCCACCTACACCACCATCACCATACGGAGAACGTATACAAGCGATGTGGCATAATGGGACAGATGAGCTAGAGTATAGAGACATTACGACGACAAGTGAAGAGCCTGCGTGGTCAGAGGTTACAGACGGTCAATACCGTGTAGCCGTTGAGCTAGACGAATCACTTGCAGTACCTGCCATGGAATACTATAACAGGGCGCAACGTCGAGCTATGGCACGAAGAAACAATGGATTCAATGCGTTTGAGTTTGCTCAAGAGTACGGTAGTGATGTCATAAACCCATTTGGTAGTAGTGTAGTAGAAGAAGGAAAGGAAGTAAACGTGAAAAATAAAAGTAAAAACAAACGTCTTGCGGAATGGAGCATCTCTGCTAGGGCATTGAAAGATATGATTAACAGAATTGTAGAAGAAGGTCAGTCACCACAACGAGCCGACTTTTTCAGTGCATACAAGTTTGGTGCATACTTCGCCCCTAGATACCGCCGATGGTTTATCTATAACAAAGCAACAGCTAATAACATAGCAACAATTAAAGTAAGCGACGGCAGACTGATTGTCAGGTATCGACCTAACTCATTCTATTCAAGCGTCTTGTCTGATATACAAGTCGAGAATGTCAAGACAATAGCAGTCGAAAGTGCTAACATGCACAGACACAACCGCTTAGTCAGTGGATATTCAGATGATATTGAAGCAAGTAAAGATGGCGAAATGCGCTTTAGGAAGGAACGATATGCTCGAAAACATAACCGATAACATGAACGAGGACGGACAAGAGGGTATTTGGTATTCTTATATCAAAGACATGGAAACATTTAGGGTTCGATTACTAGAAGGTAGGTACACAGTGTTCTCTTCTAATGGCGAGACCATGAATCTTACTAAAGAAGATGTCGCAAGTATTGTACTTAGAGAAGTAAAGGATGAGACAATCGAATGAGTAACCGAGAAATAGAGGCTATGCGTGGCGAGACCACACAGTTAGCGTTATTGCACATCAATAAGACACCAGAACTGTATAAAGAGTTTATGGCGATTAAAGATGCAAAGCGTAACCTAGCAAGTAATGTACTTGAGTGCGAAAAAGCGGCAACGCTATGGGCAGAAAATAATAAAGATGAGTTCGGTGCTTTGTTTATTGCAGAGTTACCATTAGTACACTGGAATACAGTGTTAAGGGAGTTATAATTATGGCAACATATGTAAAGGTTAAGTTTTTAAGTGAGTACGACAGCGGTGCAAGTCAAGGATACTTTTATAGCGCTGGACGATTAAAGTTAAGCAAGTATGATACAGTTATCGTACCGACACGCTATGGGCTATCATTAGCAGTAGTTCAACAGTCTGAGCTTACGATTGAGGAAGTGCGAGAGCATATCAACTGTCAATCACTGAAAACAGTTGCAGAACGTATCACTAGTAAGGCAGTTAATGGGCTTACTAAGCTACAAAAAGTAGATGATATTAAAAAGGCACTTGACAGGGAAATGAAAAAAGTTGACGAAGTGGAGAAGTATCGAATGTATGCCGATATTAGTCCAGAGATTAAAGCCCTACTAGAACAGCTACAAGAGATGAAGGCTTAGTATGAGTAGGCGATTGGATGACGATTGGGCAGAGTCAGAGCCAGTTGTGGTAAAGACTTACCGAGACCAAAAGACTAAAGAGGCTTTTATTAAGTATCTACAACTACAAACAGATGAGCGATTCTTTCAAGCTGTGGCTAACTTTAGTGGTTTTGGTTATCTAGGAGCAGCAGGCACACCAGACGGTAAAAACTTTAGAGACCTATACCACTTTGAGGCAGATCAGAACTTTAACTTTGGAGACGAAGATGCAGAATCCTGATGAAGAAATCCGTAGACGGATGCGAATTCTTGCATTTTGTATCACAAGTTTACTGTTAGGTTTGTGGTTAGGTATTGACATTGGACTAAATATCAGGTAAAGAAATAGATTGTAGACTATTCTACAACACATTTTTGCAAAAACCTATTGACTTATCCAACCGAGTCTGCTATAGTAGATAATGTTGGGGGAGTAGTATGCTTCGGTATACCTCGTCACTCCCCCCTCGATATCGAGAGCAAGAAATTGCCACATTAAATCATCCATTATTGGTGCTTCGCCGTTGTACCAGAAAGTAAAAAACGGCAGGAAAATCCTCATATCGTAAGCTCGAACTTAGGCAACGTCCAACCTGACGACCTAGACCTTGATGTACTAGAGAGCGAAAAGATATAATGAGACAATCGAAAGATTGTTGAATCTGGCTTAAAAACCAGAGGTAAAACACAACAGATTCTACAGGGAGAGGGACGCTTGAGACTGGGCTAACCTAAGGATAAGTAATAGGAATACGTTAATCGGTAAGACGAGGTTGTGTGTAATGGTGTTGGATGGCTCAGCTCCCCAGGAATCAAGGGAGTAATGGTCAGTCATATCTAAAAATAAGGAGAAGTAACATGAAACAACATAAAGATACTACGCTAGATGATTTAATGAATGAAGTCAGAAGCATTGTTTATACAAACGCACCAGACTGGGACGATGAAATCGAAAAGCTCTTAATTCAATGGAGAGATAAGGCTGTGGTTGAAGCACTGGAAAACTTACCAACTGACATTATCGTGGGCGATAGGATTGTTTACAGTGTGGACATAGATGAGCGCATTGACGCCCTAAAGGAAACCCATGAAGAATAGCCAACAAGATTTAATAAACTTTGTAAACGACCCCGAGAACATCAGAAAAGCTGTTGAGGGGTCGATGGATAAAAGGAACGCTGTTATGAACCCCG